TTTACAAAAAGCTAATTGGTATTTAAATAGATTAATAAAGGAGGTCAGTAATGGGGCAAGTTAAACAAGCAATAATAGAAGTAGAAGATTTTGTTGCAGGGTGTTTGAAACGAGGTAGAACTTTAAATCAAACTATTAGAGATGCAAGAGAATCTATAGCAGCTAAAACTAATCCTTATCTAGATGATGAAGAATTAGTAGAAAATAAATACTATCAATTTAAGGGGGCAGAATAATGAAAGATGCGTTTATGGAAGCATTAAAAAAAAGATATGAAGCAGATATAAGTGTTGCTAAAGTTACTATAGAAGTGTATATAAATAAATCTGTAGGTATAGGTGAACACCCACAGTTTGTACATGAGATAGATAAACAGTTAGAAGCTATAGCAGATGCAGAAGATAAATTAACAATGATCGATAAACATTATCCTAATGAGGATGATATACCATTTTAATAGGAGGTAAAAATGGAACCAAAACCAAAACAATATGTAATTGATTCAAAATCATTACAAGATATAATGAAATACCTAATGAGTAGACCATATGCTGAAGTATATGCTCTTATGCATATAATGACTACACTTAAACTTGTAGAGTCAGATGGAGGAAAGGATGGCAACAAGAAATAATACAGATCCTTATACAGGTTTATTGTTTGAATTAAAGATTGGATTAAACGATAAAAATTCTATAGTAATTGATTATGGAGGTAAACCTGTTGGTAAGATTAGGGAAGCATTAAAAGGTTTTCCATATCAAGCTAATCTTTGTGCTGCAATAATTAACCATGCTAACTCTTTAGGAAAAAAATTAGAAGATGATGTTAAAAAAATTATACAAACATTATAGCTTTTTATATCAAGCAGATCAAAAAAAAAGGCACCCAGAGTAAATACTCTAGATGCCTTGTTGTTGCCTGTATGGGGAGTCTTTACGGCTCCCCTTTTTTTTTATTTTGTATTAACAGTTCCAAGCACGAAGTGCTTTATTAATTCTACTGTTAGGATCTCTAGCTGTTTTAGCAGAAGTAAGTTTCTTTTTCATCCCTTTCATTCTCGCACAAAAGCTAGCACGTCTCTTGTTGCCAACCTTTTTACTAGGAGCCTTTAGATTGCCTCCTGTTGCACGATTGTAAGAGTCACGGCCTTTTTGATTAAGGCCACCTTTAGGATTCTTACCTTCTTTACGTTGCCATGCTGGTGATTTAGCCATTATTTTTTCCTTGCTGTCATAGCTGCTCTTTTAAAATTTGCAGCAGTAGGTGCACCTTTAGCACCTTTCTTTTTCATTTTACCACCACGCTTTCTTTTAGCATGGATGTTAGCATATAAACCTTTTCTCATTATACTTTCTTAGCTAGTTTTTTATTTATTTTTTTTTGTACACCTTCTGGTAATTTAGAAAAACCTTTGTATTTTTTCTTCATACCATTTTTTTTCATACCATTTTTTTTCATGCCATTTTTCATCATTAACTAAATCTCCTATATTGTTTTACTTTTTTTGCAATTCCTTTTGGTTGTTTCACATGCTGTTTGCCCTTCTTTGTTCCTTGGCGTTTTGCTTTTGTCGTTGCCGCATACTCCGCAGATGATAGGCTCTTGATAGCTTTCTCTGGTAGATATCTCTCCCCTGTCTCTGAAGATTTCTTGCCTGATTTCGTTCTCCATTTTTGTTTTCCCCATGCTTTTAAACTACGTTGACTTTTTGCCAGTGCCATTATTTTTTTCTCCCTTTTCTTATAGCTTCTTTACCTTTTCTAAATATAGATGCTACTTTAGTTTTACCCATAACTTTAGCACGCTGTTCACCTACAGTTAGTATTTGTATTTTTCTTGCGAAGGGTTTATTTACTTTTTTAACTTTTGCAACAGTTTTTCTAGCATCTGTTGGTGTTGCAAATTTTATACCTACAGTATCTTTAGGATTTTCATTTCTTTAATATGTTTTTCAATAACTTTACTTTGTTTTTTATGTAAAGCAGATGCTTTTTTTAAAGCCTTAGCAACTTTTTTAATTTTTTTGACCATGTTTATATTTCTCTTTCCAATAATTTTTTCTTTCTAATAATCTAGTTCTTCTTTCTAAATCATCTATCCCTAATAATTTTTTAATAAAAACTAACATTACTTATAACCTCCACCAGCTTTCTTATATGCTTTAGCTAGTGCTTGGGCTTTTCTTGCAGACCATTTACCTGCACCTGTACCATGAGAAGCCTGTGATTTAATCCTATTAAAAATTTTTTTTCTCATACCAGGTTTTGTGTAATTCCCTGCTTTATTTACTGTGCTTTTCTTTTTCATCTTTTATCTCCTTATAATCATAATCATAACTGCCTTCTTCATTTTCGTCAGTTATCCATTTTGATGTGTCTTCCACAGACCATATCTTAGTATTAACTAGTCTATGTATGAGAGGTTTGCTAGGGTCAGCTGCCATAGAAGGATCAAAAATCCTTAGTCTATTGTTGGGTTGAATTGCATAATTACCATCGTCTAATTCTATTACATGCCCACACTTATGTTGATCTGGTTTTTCTGCATAACCAAAATCTAATTCATTATAGTCACCAGCACACCAATCAATTGTAAATAAATATGTTCCTTCTCTTTGTTTTTTTCTTCTAGATGTATACATCATTTTACAACCATCTAGTTGATAAAATCTAGTTACACTTACGTTGTAACTAAAAGAATCCCATAACATTAATTCATTTAATGGTAGTTCTTTTATGTTTGGTTTTTTACAAAATGCAGATATAGGTGCTCTCCACCATATACCACCATCTGTCATCATATAATGAAACAAAGGTACTTGTTTAGGTATAGATGTAAATCCAAATACTACACATTCAAAGTATTTATCATGTGAATCTTTTTGATCACGTAAATAATTTCCACGAACATAACATTCTATGGGAGGTATATTTGCATTAAGATACATTAGTTTGATAGTGGGTTTCTTGTGCTAACCTTTATCTCTTCTATCTGTACTTTTAATAATTCAATTTCTTTTTCTACTATTTTTACAGCTGTATCATCATGTGAATGTGTTGTATCATGTGAATGTGAAGTGTCTGCATTTTCTAATGCAGTAACTTTTTCTTCTAACACAGCTATTGGTGCTGACCAGTCTGTACCACCTGCACTTTCTAATGCATTTAATTTAGTTGTAATTTCGCCATACTTTACAAAGCCACCACCTATTGCGGCAATGACACCAAGTAAAGCTGCTACACCTGCTAATTGATTTTTTATTTTATCCATTTTTTAATTGCTCCAGTTCTATTAGTATTCTTTGTTTTTTAATATTTATTTTATTTAATTTATTTTGCATAATAACTACAGGATCATTAGCTATATATTTATTTAAATTAGCATCGGCATATACTTGTCTTAAATCTTGTATTTGTAATTGATCAAAATAAATATCTTTACTTTTGTAGAAGGGTACATTATATGATTCAAGAGATACCTGATCACTTGCCATTACATCTAACTTAATAATATTTTTTATCTGTAAATTTTTTGATATATCTTTAATGTCTTTATCTACTTTTTCCATAACTTTCTCCAAGTTTATAAGTCTTGACTGTGACTTAACATTTGCTGTCTTACTTGTTCCCGACTGTACTTTCTTTTGTTTGGTAATTTTTTTTGACGAAACAGTGGACTTTTTAGAAGTTTCGCTAGTGGGTTTTTCTTCTTTAATTTTTTCTTCATTAGATTTTTCTACTATCTTTGTTGGCTTTTCATCCATGGTTTCTTCTTCAATGGTTTCTTCTTCAGCCATTTCTTTATGTTCATCTTCTACCATTTCTTTTTCTTCAAATGTTTCAGACATCATTGTAGATTTGTCTTCTATCATTTCTTCTTCTTGAAATGTTTCTGTAGAGAAGTCTTCTCCATCCTCGGCTGGTTCCATGAATACGGGTCCATCTTCTGTGACGAATGATTCCTCTGATGAAAATTTCTCTTCCTCAGAAACCATCGGTAAGAATGTTGCAATAATTTCATTAGATTCTTCGTATATTTCTTCCATCATTTCATCATCAGTAAATAGAAGCATAGGACCATCTTCAAATTCCATACCTTCTTCTTCCATAAAAAATTCTTGATCCATTTCCATAAAAAATTCTTCTACAAATTCTTCTGCAAATGTTTCCATTTCCATAGTCATAGGTATTTCCATTTCAAATTGTGGCTCTTCATCAAATGTAAAATACTCTTCTTGGAAAAAAAATTCTTGTACATCATCAAATACTTGTTCATCTAAATCACCTAGATCATCTTGAACTTGGTCTAATGAGTCTGATGCATCTTGATTTAAGACAGTATCATCATAAGTCATTGTTAATTTAGCACCTAGTAAATTTGGACCACCTCTTATACCTGAACCTGTATTATTATCTGTACCTGTCCAAGACCAATCTACTTTATTTGACCCATGATTATTATAAATAACTTGATCATTATATTGGCCACAATCTGCAGTTTGTCCTCCAGAATTTGATGTTGGATAACCATTACAATTTCCTTGAAAACCATCTATATCTGTTCTAGTTTGTGTAGTAGTTGATAATACTATACCACTAGAATCTTTTAATTCTATTACAACAGTGTGTGAATCTGTATTACCAGTATCACCTTCACAATTGCCAGCTTCATGATCACAATTTGCAACATCAATATAACTATTTAAAGTTATACCATTATCTAGCATTTCTTGTGTTCGGTCATTATTTGTTAATTCAATATCATCAACAGATAATGTTGTTGTACCTGTTACTTCAAAATCCCCACCAACTCCCCACTTATAGCCACAGTTAGATTGACCAGTTGGACAAGTAACTGTGAAACCATTTACCGTATCACCATTAGATACAGTACCAGAACTCCCTGGATTAATTTGATCTGTAGAACTAGAATTCCAGTCTACACCATCACCTGCGTTAGGTAATAAATTATTTGTGGTTATTTCTTGTGCTGAAGTTGTAAGGGTTAATATTGTCAGCAAAATTGTTAATAGTGTAATACGCATATAATATTCCTATAATAAAACTTATTAACCAAATCATTCTAATATTAATGAAAGAATTTTTTTCTCTCCCATATAAACTTCTATATTTGCTTTAGATTGTAAACATTTATATACAACTCTATCGCCAGAATTTTTACCCTTCATAGCATAACGTTTAGCCTTAAGACATTTTGATAATGACTCGTGATAACGATGCTCTATAATTTTGTGATCTTGCAAGAGTAACAAAGCAAATACCATTTCAACCATTAGTGTCCACTCCCATTTCTAATTAATGTTTCTATATCAACTTGTAGTTTTGATACTTGTTCTTTTAAAAAATCTATATTAATTTTATTATTTCTCATACCCTTTAGCTCTTCATCCATAGACTCAATTAAACCTGCCATATGTTCTACTAACATAAAAAGTTCAGCTTCCCCAGAAGACTGCCCTAATTCACCCCGTGGGTATTTGATTCTAAATTCAGAGTTTTGTTCTAAATCTTTTTGCATCAACTCTAAAGTTGTTGTGTGTTTATTAAGAGTTTCAATAATACCAAAATAAGCCCAAGTGCCAATTGCTACTAGCGTTATTAAAGAAGCAACCGTTTTCATCGGCATTTGTACACGTGCTTCGTCCGATATATTTAATGGTTTATTGCTCATCTAGGATGTTTCCACTCTTTCATTTTTTTTGCATTTTCTAATTTTGCCTCTTCTTCTGCTTTAGCTTTATCTATTGCTTCCATTTCTTCTGTAATTCTTTTTTGTTCAGCTTCATCAGCTATTTTTCTATCTTCCATACGTTTTACATATATATCATAATCTGGTCTTTCATGGTCATATTTAGACCACAAAGCTTGAGCTTCCTTTCCTATGCGGCCGTCAATCGGGCAGGGCGTACCAGCTTGTATCATTGACTCAAACACACGCTCATCTTGACATAAAATAGCAACTGCTGCTACTTTCATGCCAAAATCATTAAGTATCCTAGCTAATTTTAATCTTTCACAATTTTTATCTATAAAATGTTTACCACCACTAATACCAAGTCCAAATGTTTGAACACCTAAAGATCCTCCTACAGCACAAACATCTTGCGTCATACTGTTATATGATGGTGATGAAGCTGATGGTGGTGCTGATCTAGTATTTGAATTAGTTGTATTTGTTGTAGTGCTATTAGAACTTGATCCAGATTGATATGTAGTTGTAGCACTTGACGTATACCCACCTTCAATTGCAGTATTAGAACCTGAAGTATTTGTTTGTGTAGAACCTGCTCGAGCTGGTCCACCACAAAAAGCTAGCAAAGTCATTAATATAATTAATAAACCTGTAAAATAATAGTTCATCCTGCAACACTCCATTAAGTTGCTCCCCTACATGACGGACAAGTTTTTTTAAAACCTTCGGGATGTTTTTCACAAACAATTGGTATTTCTGGTTTTGGTACATCTTCGTACATTGCAATATGTTCATCTTTACATTGACAAAATCTACCAAAAAATTTTTCTATTAGTGATTTAATCCATTTCTTAATCATTTTTCTTTTCCTCCATTTCATAGAAGAACTTATCAGTATCTTCTGTTCGCCATTTACCAGAATTTTCTACATTCCATTCTGATGTTTGGACTTTCCAATCAGGAATATTATCTTTAACTGTAAAAGAAGGTATATCCCAAATTAATCTATTGTTAGGTTGTGCTGCATAGTTACCATCATCTAGGGCAAGTATGTGAGCGCACTTATGCTCGTGCGGTATTTCCGAGTGATCGGTGTCAACTATATTACTCTCTGGATGTGCAAAGTCAACTGTGAATAAGTAGGATCCGTAATGCCACTTCTTATCTTTACCAATATATTTTCCTGATTGTCCGCCTAAAATATCGTAACAAGTAATAGCAGGGTAATAAGAAAAACTATTCCACAATTCCAATTCATCAAGTCTTTTATTCGGAACAGACTTGGGGTCATAACCACGTTGAATAAAAGCCGATATGGGTAAACGATAAAAGATAGCACCGTTTTCCATGATGGCATGCCAGAGGATAGCTTTTCCCGTAATGGCTGTAAGCCCGAAGATAATACAGTCTTCAACTTCGCCATGATGTTTTTGTAAGTCATACAAATACTCCTTTTTTATTTGCGCGTATTGTACAGGAATATTTGCATTTAAGTAAGACATATTTTAACCTCATTTTACCGTGCCCCAATTAAGTCCAGATTCATAATCAACTTTATTAGGAACCTCTAAATTAACAGCATCTTCCATAATCTCAACAATTTTTTGTGCGTGTTTTTCGTCCTTAACAGATATATCAAGTTCATCATGCACTTGTATATGTGGAATAATACCTTCTTTGTATAGTTCTATCATAGCTTTTTTTGTCATATCAGCAGCTGATCCTTGTATAAGTTTATTTAATGCTTTGTAAGTGTATGCACGTTTAATCCCTGGTCCGTGTTCCGCGAGCGCTGCATCGTGAGGCAATGCTTTATGAATACCAAATTGATTTGGTTCCCATAAATGAAACCTACACAGTCTACCAAGTAAAGTTCTTATACGACCAGAATCCTGTGCTCGTTGCATAACATTATCCATTAACATTTTAACAAATGGAACTCTGTTATGATATTGTTTAAACAATGTATCAGATTTATCTTTTGATATACCAAGTTCAGCTTGTAATTTATTTTTACCCATACCATAAAACAAACCAAGATTTATAGTTTTAGCCTGTGATCTAGGTATTTCTGCCATATCAGCAACAATTGTATGAAAGTCAGCATCACCTTCTCTATAAGCGTCTAATACATCACCAACACCGTATAAATTTTGTAAAGCTGCGTAATGCACTACCAGCCTAGGTTCTTGTTGAGAATAGTCAAAACAACCCCATCTATGGCCTTCCTCGGGTATAAATAAAGCCCTGATCCGTGGTCCAAGATCTTTGTTACGTGCAGGTATTTGCTGTAAATTAGGGTTAGAATAACTAAACCTACCGGTCACAGTTCCGCCATTATCTGAACGCAATTGATTTATATCAGCGTGAATTCTATCTTTATATGAGTGTTTTAATATGGTATCAATAAATGTGGTATGGGCCTTGTTAATTTCACGGGCCTGGGCAATTCGTTTCACTAGAGGGTGGGGGTGATTCTGAAGAAAATTTTTAGTAAAGGAAGGTGCTTGTGTTTTTTCAGTTCTATCGTAGTCTAATTTTAATTTATCAAAAACTTGTGCAATTGATCTTGCAGCCCATATTTGAGTTTCTACTCCTGTTTCTTTTTTTACTTCTTGGATTAACTTGGCTTCTTGCTGCGCTAATTGTTGCTTCATTGTATGAGCTTTTTGAACGTCCACTCTTACGCCAAGAAATTTCATATCAACCAAACAAGGAAACAAATCCGTTTCCAAATCAAAAATAGATTCAATATCCTGACTGTATATTTCTTTTTGTAATTCTTTCCAAAGTTCTAATGTTATCTCCGCATCTTTTTCTGCGTATGCGCCAACATAAATGGCAGGTAGTTTATACATTTCTGCCTTGGCGTCAATACCCCAATCTTTTGCAGCTGAATATAAATCACTTTCATTTTTTGTTTTACCAGTGTATCTTTTAGAACAGCTGTTTAGGTCATAACGCATTTGATTTTCATCAACTAGGGCCGATGCAATCATCGTGTCAATTATTTTACCGTTAACACTTAAACCGAGCGCTCTTAACCAACACACGTCATACATAGCGTTGTGAAATATTTTATCTGCAGGTGTGTCTAATACACCTTGAAACCATTTTAAAACTTTTTTACGATCCATGTTGCCACCACCTTCATGAGCAATAGGATAATAACCAGACCAATTTTTAACTGCTACAGCAATACCAACAACATCTCCTTTACCAACTACAGATCCTGATCCCATCTTCATAAGATCTGGGTCTTTAGTTTCTAAATCAATTGCTATCTCATCATATTTAGATAAGTCTGGAAAATTTTCTGGTGGTAGCCATTCTGTTTGTGGTTTAAATAGAGGTGTCTGCATCATAGTCCCTTTCAAGTATCATTTCTAAATAATGTATTGCTTTCTTGATGTCTTGTGCTTTTCCTTTTGACTGGTGTCTACAAATATATTTTATAGCGTTGCCTTCTGCAAAAAATAATTTGTTTTCATTTATAAATTCTGCAGGTTGAATTTTCATTTTGCGATAGTGTTTTCCTCCAACCTGATCTTCTAAAGAATTATAGTTTGATGATTTAAATATATCTTTATTTGTCATAGCATGTATCCTTTTTCATATTTTTTAGGTTCAATTATGTGTAAATTTTCTTTTGTTCTTGTTGCACCTACATAAAATAATCTATTTTCGTCATCAGGATTTTTTTCATAACTTTTCATAGTATTTTCTGTAAGATCTGTTAACAAAACAACGTTAGTTGCTTCACCACCTTTAGCTGCGTGTATAGTAGATAATTCTATTCTAGGTTTTTCGTTTAATTTTTCTCCATTCTTTCTCATTTTACGAAGGTAGTTTACCCTAGTTTGACCTGCATTGTCAAATGCTTCATACCAAACTGTTTTAACTTGTAGACCATAATCTTTTACAAGTTGATCCATTCCATAAAAAGATCCTTTAGCCATACCTTTTATTTTTTTTGCGTGCCAATTTTTAGGACCTATAAACTTAATCATGTTTTCTATTTCTTTGTAAGATACTAACTGTCCCTGACGTAAATGTTCCCATGACGTAGCTGCCTGGTGTAATTCTTTTTCACTGCTTCGTTTGTATCTGTTTTCATAATACAATCCTTGTCTATACAAAGACTCCTCTATGTCTGTAAGCATATGTCTAGTTCTACTTAATACTAACCAATCACCTGTTGACATGTCTATGCTGTCAATATCAAAATGTCTGTGTAAATTGCCTTGACTAACTCTAGGCTCCCACGATTTATCTATTCTATTTCTAATTTTATTTATAATACCCATAGCTAAACCATGTATTTTAGCAGGTATTCTATAAGACTGTGTTAGTGGTAGGTATTGTCCTTCTAGTGCTATAAAAGAATCTACGTCCGCTCCTGCCCATCTAAATATTGCTTGGTCGTCATCACCTGCAATAAAAGAATCTTTTGTTTTATTCCAAATAGATCGTGTCATGTCCCATTGCATCAATGATAAATCTTGTGCTTCATCTATAAATACTACATCAAACTTTGGTGACTTATCTGATTTTGTAAACTCTGTAATCATGTCATTAAAATCTATTAAATTATATTCTTTTTTATATCTTGCTAATTCGTTGTGTATAATTTTAAGTTGATCTCTCTCCAGGTCTTGTGTGTGTTCCTGTAAATTAAACTGTTGTTCTGGTGTAATATTTCGTAGCTGTGCTAATTGTATAATTCTTAAATACTCACTATCTGATGTAAAGATACCACCTTGATCTTCTTGATAGTCAGCGTATGTTACAGGAAAACCTAACTTCTTACCTAGATCTTTGTAATGTCTTGGTTGCATTACTTGGTCTTTTTTTAATCCTAACTTTCTAAATGCTAGTGAGTGTAGTGTTCTAAAGTATGGTAGATCATCTTCTGTTAAATTAAATTTTTTAATTGCTCTGTCTCTTGCTTCGTGTGCAGCTTTCTGTGTAAATGCAAAGTAACCTATCTTGTCAGGATCTGTTTGTTTAAGATAGTCATCTACTTTGTTTAACAAAGTAGTAGT